ATGAGTAATTAGATTAGGGTCTTCTCGCATGGCATCAAGTATAGGCATATAAGGCTCAATTTCCTTTAATTGTCCATTAAGCTTCTTAGCTTCTCTACTTGAATCACCATACCTCTTTTTTAATGTAGATATATCCTCACCTACATTGTGCTGAACTTCACTGGGGCTCGCAGACGGGTTATCGTCAAAATTTTCCGAGGTTGATTGTGTCTGTTCATCTAGTATTCCACCATTGACACTCTGGTCGAGAGCTTCAAAGAAATTCTCGTCAGCGCCAAAGGAAGGAGTGCCTGTACTTTCGGGGGCCTCAACGGCGTTACCTACTTGTTCTTGACTCATATTTAAAATGCTCCTTTAAGGTTTATTATTGTAATTTAAAACTTGTTGGATATAAAAGCCAAATTTTATTTTTTAGATTCTTTTGGCTTAGAATCTTCTTGAGTTTGCTTAAAATCGTTCCTCATTTCGATTTTCATCTTCTCAAATTCGTTCTTTAGCATTCCTCTTAACAGCTTTTGCTGTCCTTCTGTCTCTATAACATCTTTTCTTATTTCATTGGAGGCTTGACCAACCTTCATCTTAATACCTGCTTGGACTAGTTGTCTTTGTAAGGTTTCAATAGTACCATCTTTATCTTTCACAGCCTCTTCCATTTGAGATACTTGTCCTTGTAATTCAGAATACATGGACTTTCTTTCTAATAATTGTTTCTTATTTCTTATATCTGTTTCAGCTACCATTGCTATATCATCAATTAAGCCAGCTTGAAACCATTTGAAATATTCTTCTAATAATGCCCATCTATTTACTGGCATTGTAGCCCCTGCGACTATTCTTATATCAAATCTTGCAGATGCATAATCTTTAAATTTCTGTATTGCTTCTCCATAATCATTGTATATAGGAATATTAATTCTTACTTCCTTCTCTTGTTCCTGTGGAGTTTGACCTGCTTCAGGCTGTACAATTCTAAATACCTTTTCAATACTATAATGTTTTTGGGCTATTTGCTGGAATATCCTACCAAGATGTTCTAAGCATGGTTCTGTTATGCTTCCCATCCATGCCTTTAATCTTCTTGTCCCAAACTCGTCATTAGCAAGAAGCCCTCTATAAGTTTCAGCCTGTTCATTAGTAAATCCCATCATTGCTGAAGGAACTCCACTTATATATTCAGCATCCTGCTTACCTTCTTGAGTGATAGTATAAAACGCATTATTTATGGGAGCAGGTAAAACGGGGGTAGGCGGGGCAAATCCCTGCCTATACTTCAACAAGGCGCCAGGTGCTGAAGAATATTGCTCCCATTCCTCTTCTGGTACAGAACCTTCTTCATACATCCATCTCAGATTAGATGCTAAATTAGCATTATGTAACATAATCTGATGAGCTTTATTTATCTCTTGCTGCTTACCTACAAGAGGGGTAACTGCACTCATTGGATATGGTGTACCAGTATAAGTATATGGTATTGGAACTATAGGATATTCAGAAATTGGCAATGTATATTCATACAAAAATATATCATCACCTACTGTACAAGTTTGAATTATCCTATTTTCATAAAATTTTACTGCATCAACTATATTCTTTGCAGATTCTTTACTACTATTTAGTATATTATAATCTGATTCACTCATTACCTGTTGTATTACAATATATGACTCTTCCTGCAACTTAGCCCTTAGATTCATTTGCATTTCTTCAATGGCTTCCTGAGATTGCTTTCTTGTCTTTTCAATCTCTAATTGAGCTCTTTCAGGGATTATCTCACCTGATTCTACCGCCTGCTGAATCTGTAATTCTTTCTCCATTAACGAAACTTGCACTTCTTTTTGGAAGTTTTCTAGTTCTTTTGTAATGTTATCCTTAATGACATCCATTTCAGCAGGAGTTTTTAATACTCTTAAATGAACATTATAATAAGGGAATTTCTTTTTATGATATGTTTCGTAATATGGTATTATATCATCATCTTCTGCATCTAAATTCACTCCCATTGTTACATCTTCTGGCTGTATATTGCCAGATAATTCAGTATCTCTATCTGTATATGATGCTATCTCTGTACTTCTTGATACCTTTTTAATCTTAGCTTCATGTTCAGGGAGCATATTTATTAATCTAGTTCTTGCAATATTCTTTCTTATGATAATGAAATTAGCATCTTTAAATAAAAAATCTCTACTTGCAGGGTCTACATATACATCATATGGGTCTACTCTATTAAATCTTACCTCTCCTAACCCTCTATCTAAGTCCTTATCAACATCTACTAAGAAGTATCCAATACCTTTAGTAAGACTATCAAGGACTACCTGACTATATAAAGACTTACCATTAGATAAGTACCAACAATAATCTGCTATTTCAGAATGTACTTGAGCAACGTCAACATCATCACCAGTAGCCCCAACCGCTTTCCATTTTGGACTATTAGCAGTAACAAAGTATTTCATTATCTCTACAATAGGAGTTACTCTATTAACAATAAATGTAGGCATCCCTGATTCTTCTAAAGCTTCCTTTTCATTCTTTGATAACTGCTCATTAAGATAAAAATCATGACCTTTCTGACTAAGGAATTGCCATCTTTGCCTATGAGCATTATTAGCCTTTTCCCAAAGTTGTTTATTTACCTGTGCTCTTTTCTTATTAGTCAATCTTGCCACTTCTTCTTGTTCCTCTTTGTAGTCCACCTAATTCTCTGTAAAGTTTTTTCTCCTCTCTAATTGTCTTAATAAGTTTCTTCTCCTCAGCAGTTAGTTCTGAAGTAAATTTAGTTTCATTAAGTGCCTTCTTTTTCCCTGATACTATTTCAATTTGACCTCCCTCTCCCTTTGCTACATCATCAATTCTCTTTTCAAAATCTGCAAATTTTTTCCTATCAACTTCCCTAACTTTCGGATTGTTTCCTGCATTTTTTACACCTGCATTAGTCATATTATTAACTTTTTTAGGTCTCTGAATATCTACATATGTATTCAGCTCTGTCTTAATCCTTTTTAACGCCGCAGCTCCTTCTTTAGACATTTTATGGCGTTCTAATGTTTCAATAGTATGTCTTTGATTTTTTAGTTTTTGAATACTTCTTAACCTCTTCGCTCCAGCAGCCATTCCTGCAAGAGGGATAAATGAAGCTAATGACCACAATGTGTTCTTCCAATCTCCTTCTTTAGCATATAAAGCTGCACTCATTAAATCGGCCGCCATCCCAGCAGGGCCTGGAGCCATACCTGCAGCAGCTAGAACTTCCTGCTTAGTAGGTCTAGAAGTAGACTGATGAGCTTCAGCTAATGATGGATTTGCTTTATTTATGAATCTGGATTCGTTTAATGGCATTATTTACTACTTAATCCTTTTTTATATTTCTCTTTAAGTTCAATGCATTTAGTTTTATCTTTTCCCTTCAAGCTTCTGCAACTTAAATTGCTCAAACTTCTAAGAGATGGGCCTTCATATTTCTTTTCAGTAACTTTCTTATTTGGCATAACAACAGACTTAGCCATACCAACTATATCTTTCATTCTCTCTAAAGTATCATGTTCTAGCCATGATAAATTTTTCTTTTTAGCCATCAATTACTCCCTTAGTTCAAAATGTGGGAAATCATCAAATTTATTATCATCTACTTCAAAATTTTGATTCCAGTCTCCACCCCAACGTAGATTTATACCCATACTTTTAGCTATTCCAATAACGAATCCCGCAAATAAGTGGAACCTCTCCCTGTCTCCCCAGTCAATTGGATAAGGCACCACATCCACAGCAAGACTAGGAGAATTGTTATGCCCACCCTTAGGAAATGTAAGTTTTGTTTTCCCTTCTTTGTAGAGAGCATTCTGTCTATCTTTACCCCTATGACCTTCCAATACAGAGCAATCCACCGTTTTGATAACTTCATTGAAGACCTCCTGTAATCTTTTATCGCAGGTAGAAAGTCTCTCTATAGACCTTTTACCAAATTTGGGCATTTATGAGTATGATTTTTTCAGTTTTGGTGACGGCCCGCCAGCTTTCTTTTGTTCCTCTGCTGGCCCCATTTTTTTAGCCTTAGGCTTATCACTTGCCCTAGCACAACTATAACTACGACCATCCCAAGAAAATGTACTATCAGCACCTTTACCTTTACAATTCTTTGCAAAAGCACTTCTAAAGTCACCCGCTGCTTTGGATTTCTTTTCATAAGCTGGGAATACACCAGCTTTCTTTGTCCTTACAGAACCTTTACCACTCGAAGCAAATCCTTCCTTTTTTAAAGGTAGAGCTCCTTTACGAACCTTACCAGACTGTCTTGCTTCTGCAGGTGTTACATCTATACCAGCCTTCTTCAATCTTTTTCCAGCCTTTCGAGCAGTTGCTCTTTTTCTACCAGCTTTAGTTAACTTTTCCCCAAGAACCCATTTATTCTCAGACTTTCTTTTTTTCCTTCTATCAGCGAAATATCCCATTTTTAACTCCTTTTTTAATTATGCTACTAACCAGTTTTTAGCCTTTCTTATAGGCTTGAACCATGATTTTTTATCTTTAGTCTTTGACATGTTTGGTGGAAACGCATGCACCTGTGCATAATA